CAGAGAGTCTGTTCAAACAGAAGTTGCGCACGATGATAGGCAGTACGGCACATACGCAGAATATTGCCGACCAGGCGATGGAGCTGGCTGGACAATTCATGACGGAGGATGAGATAAGCAACTCGGATGCCTACCGGGTGATAGAGAATGTGAGCTGTGTGTGTGAGGAAGCGATGCAGGTGCTGGTCGAAGAACTGCAGAAAGGGACACGCCTTCATGAAATACTGACGGGTGATTAGGAAATAGCGGAAGCCGTTGAAAACCTTTGAACGAACGATAACGATTAAAAAGTATGACGATATGAGAAAGCAGATTTTGACAGATAACGAGACCAAGACCTTCTTGATGAAGACATTCGGATGCAGCCGTCAGGCTGTGTGGCAAGCACTGAATTTTGTCCGTGACAGCGATCAGGCGCGCCGGATACGCACTCTTGCCCTGAAGCGAGGCGGCAAACTGACTGACGGGAACTTCATCCCGAACTGCGAAACCACCTTCGAGGAGTGCGAGAAGACCATGACCTGCACTTTCGGTCCCCGTGTAAAACTCGTGGTCCACAGAAAGACCAATGATGTGGATGTGTACGTGGACGGAAAACGGACTGAAACCTACCAATGTGAATTTGTATCGGATTTCATGCAGCTGCAGCACGAGACCCAACAGATGGCATCTGCCTTATAAATAGAAATGAAATGGAGTATTATGGAAAGATATTGTGCATATCCTACAATGACCTGACTTACGATGACCGACCGGTGATGGTGAACGGAAAGGCAGACTACAGCAGAAGCCGCACGCTGAAAGGAGTTCATCCTTCCACTCTTTCCGAAGAAGAACTTGCTCCCATCATGTCGATACCCAATTACAAGAAGTTAGCGGCAAAGGAGAAAATCAATGTAGTTCGATCCGGAAGAGGTCTGGGAGGTTACGTTTTGGTAGAAATAGCCACCATGCCCCTACGGTTTCAGGAAAGGATAAAACTAAAATACGGAGATATGAAAGAAGACGTAATAAGAAACTGGCTCGGCAGCCATTACCACATCGATGCGAAAGCCCGGGAATTTTACACCCGGTTCCGTTTTGACAACGGAGATACACTGCCACCGGAACACATCCAAGAATATACGGTAAACGCTTCGGTAATTGAGGCAGTGATGCGTGCCATGGAGGATGCCACGTTTATGCGAAAGGCCATGAAGGCCGGGCCGGTGAACTGGGGCGAACTGGCAGGAGCCATCAGTTACTACCAAGCAGAGTTCGGACATACCTTGCCTGTCAGTTCCAACCGCTTCAAGAAGCGTGTGAATGACTTCAAGGCCAACGGCTATGAAAGCCTTATCAGCCGCAAGTTCATGAACCAGAACCGCCGGAAAGTGACCTATGACATTGAACGCCTGCTGCTGAGCATCGATGCCCAACCGGAGCAGCCCTTCAATACCACCGTGTGGGAACAGTACAATCTATTTGTGCAAGGAGAACTGGAGCTATATGACCCCGAAACCGGCGAGGTGTTGAATCCGGCAGACTTTACCGACAAGGATGGAAATCCGCTGGTATTGAGCCCGGCCACAGTAGCCAACTACCTGAACAACCCCAAGAACAAGGCCCTTCGCGGTAAGCTGCACATGAGCCAATGGGATTTCAACAATGCCTACCGTCCTTATCATCTGCGCAGCATCGGTGAATATTCCTTGAGTAAGGTTTCTCTTGACGACCGCGACCTGCCGCGCCCAATGAAGGATGGCAACCGAGTGAAAGCCTATTATGCCTACGATGTGGTGAGCGGTGCTGTGGTGGGATATGCCTACAACCGGTACAAGACTACCGAGTTATTTTTAGACTGCATGCGAAACATGTTCCAGACCCTGGACCGGAACGGCATGTATATCCCCGCCGAGTTAGAAGTGGAACACCACCTGGTAAGCGACTTTGCCGACGGATTGATGCAAGCCGGTACCGTCTTCCCCCTGATCCGCTGGTGTAACCCCGGGAACTCGCGTGAAAAACGTGCCGAGCACAAGAACCGCGAAAAGAAATACGGTGTGGAGAAACGCACGCAGGTAGGTATCGGCCGATGGTATGCCAAGCTGGAGGCCAACCGCCCGAAGGAAGAAAAGGTGTATGACGAAAAGAACAACACCTACAAGGTGAAGACCTATAGTTATGAAGAATTGGTAGCCGATGATATACGCGCCATTGAGACCTTCAACGCACAGCCTCACCCCAACCAAAAGCGCTATCCGGGCATGAGCCGTTGGGATGTGCTTTGCGCCCATCAGAACCCGAACCTTGCACCTTGGGACAAGGCCGTTCTTTACCGGTTCATCGGACAGCACACCGAAACAACCATCCGGCAGAACACCTACTGCACGGTGATGTACAACCAATACGGACTGCCCAGCCCGGAAATCATCGAAAAGCTGGAGCCGAGGAACTACAAGGTAGATGCCTATTATCTGCCCGATGCCGACGGAACCATCAACGAGGTATATATCTACCAGAACGGACGATATATCGCCACCTGCAAGCCCGTAGCCCGTTACAATGAGAATACAGCCGAGCAGACCGAGTACGACAAGGCAGCCTATACCGAACAGTCCAAGTATGTAGCTCAATTCGACAAGATGATGAAGGACGGCAAGATCAAGCGTGTGGGCATCCTTGCCAAAGAGGAAGCAAAGCTGATAACAGAGGTACAGGCGGAAGCCGTTCCCCTTCCTGCACAAGCCGAGGAAGAAGATTACTCAGCCTATATGGACATCAGTGCCTTCGAGCATGATGCAGTAGCCAAGATATAATTAACGACGTTAGAACGAATTTAAAACAGCATTCAAATGGAAATAACAAATGAAGTAAAGCAACGTATTGTGGCAGCGATAGCCGCCGACCGTGAAAATTATCCCAGTGACAACCGCCATGCCACGGCACTGGGCATAGCCCCCAGCGTTTACAATGCCATCAAGCGGGGCAATTATGAAAAGCAGGTCAGTGATGCCAACTGGGTAGGTATAGCCCGAAGATTAGGCGTGCAACTGCGTACAGAAATACCTTGGCTGGCAGCACAGACCCCGACCTACGTGTTTGTGAGCAAGCAGCTGGAAGTGTGCCAGGGAAGCGGGCTGAGTGCCATCCTGTGCGATATGCCCAATATCGGCAAGACCTTTACAGCGAAAGCTTACGTGAAGCAGCACAAGCACGCCGTATATGTGGACTGCAGCCAGGTGAAGACCAAACTGAAGCTGATACGCTACATTGCCAAGGAATTCGGTGTGACCAGCAACGGACGCTATAGCGACGTGTATGAGGATCTGGTGGCCTACCTGCGCACGATTGATACGCCCCTGGTTATCCTGGATGAAGCCGGGGACCTGCAGTATGAAGCCTTCCTGGAGTTAAAGGCGCTTTGGAACGCTACGGAACGCTGCTGTGCCTGGTATATGATGGGTGCCGACGGATTAAAGGAGAAGATCAACCGCGCCATCGAAGGCAAGAAGGTGGGCTATACCGAAATGTTGAGCCGCTACGGTGACTCCTACAGCAAGGTGACCCCGGACGATGCGCAGGAACGCGAAAAGTTTCTGAAGGCACAGGCTGCCATCGTCGCAAAAATCAATGCCCCGGACGGTGCCGACATTGCCAAGATTGTTCATAGCACCGGAGGCGGCTTGCGGCGCGTATATACCGAAATCGAAAAATTAAGGAGGATGCAGGCATGATAAGCAAGATAGAAATGCAAGCGATGGATGCTGTTATCGGTATCCATCGCGAGATGAGAAAAGCGAATGAGATAGACTGGGAACAGCGCAGATATGAAATTGCCAAAAGCATGCTTCCGGTAGTAAGAAGCAATTCATCAGGTATAATGTCTATAAAACAAGTTGCCAGACTTGCTGTGGACTATGCTGATGCTCTTATTGAAGAATTGAAAGGAGGTAACCGTGAAACTGAAGAGAGCCTACAGTCCCGGTGAGGTGCTGAACATGAAGATTCCCCGGTTCGAGTTTTCCGGGGACTGGCAAACCTCGATAGGCAACCCGGCCAAGAGCGGCGTGTGGATTATTTGGGGAGCCAGCGGAAACGGTAAGAGCAGCTTTGTGATGCAGCTGGCCAAGTACCTGTGTAGCTTCGGACGCGTAATTTATGACAGTTTGGAAGAAAGTACCGGTTTGTCGTTCCAGATGAGCCTGAAACGGCACAAGATGGGTGAAGTGAAAAAGAAGCTGATTATCCTTGACCGGGAACCGATGGAGCAATTGGAGGAACGGTTACGGCGCAGAGGCAGTCCCGGAATCGTGATTATCGACAGCTTCCAATACAGCGGCTTGAACTACAAAACCTACAAGGAGTTCAAGGAACGTCATCCCAAGAAACTGTTTATCTTCATCAGCCATGCCGAGGGGCTTCATCCGGCAGGTAGAAGCGCCCGCAAGGTGGAATATGATGCCGATGTGAAAATCATGGTAAGCTGTTTCAAAGCCTGGTGCAAAAGCCGCTTTATGGAGCGGCCCGGTGAGCCCTACGTGATATGGGAAGAAGGTGCTGCCAAAACATTGAAGGACGATAATATGGAGGATTATTTGAATGATGGAATGGGAGAATAAGCTGTACCAGATACTCCTGAAAGAACAGGAAGCGGAGGCCGTGGTGGACGATTGGGTAGAACGTAACATACAAAGCGACCTCCGTCTGCGCAGGGCTAAGACAAAGGGACACGTAGTGATAGAAACCAGGGATGTGATGTTTGCTCGGAATATTCAGGTATGGCATCCGTCCTGCCAAATAAACATTAAAGATTTGAAGTGATGGAAAAGAAAGAAGAAAAGAAAGTGTGCTGCATCTGCGGCAAAGAGTATGAGGGCTACGGATACAATCCGTTCCCGGTGAAAGAAGAAGGCTGCTGCTGCCAATCGTGCAACTACAGTGTGGTGGTTCCGGAACGGTGGGAACGACACAAGGCTTTTCAACGTGGTGAAGCGACCGGTGCCGGGAAAGTGTACATCAGCGGAGCCATCGCGCACTATGATATGAATGAGCGCAAGGAAGCCTTCAGCCGTGCCGAGGAGAAACTGATGGCACAAGGCTATGATCCTGTAAACCCTTTCAGGAACGGATTGCCGGATGAAGCTCATTGGAGAGCCCACATGCGGGCCGACATTGCCCTGTTGCTGGCTTGTGACTATATCTACATGCTGAAGGACTGGGAACTGAGCAAGGGAGCCAAACTGGAGCTTGACGTAGCCAGTTCGTGTGGCATTAAAGTATTGTTTGAATAACCTTTTAATAGTGAATGTATGGAAGAAAAACAGAAAGTTCAGGTCGTATTTGAATTTGACCGTTCCGAGTATGACGCGTATCTCTTTTTGATGAATCAAAAGAAGACGAAAGAGGTAGAGCAAATATGGAACACCATGAGCGGTGAGCCTGTGGTTGCGGATATTGATTTGTTTGAAGAGGACAGCCAGTCTGTAAAACTTATGATGATAAGTTTGGCAATTCTTTCAGTGGAGAAAAAAGTGAAAGGATGATATGGCACAGGAAGTAACCAATTTCGCCCGGTTCTATGCATTGTTCAACAAACTGCCTTATCAGGGCGATCGGGAGGAATTCAAAAAACAAATCGTGCTGCAGTACACGTGGAACCGGACAGACAGTCTGAAGGAAATGACGGCCAAGGAGTATGAAGTTTGTTGTACTGCCTTGGAGAAGCTGAGCGGACAAGACGAATGGCGGCAGAAACTACGTGAGGAGCTGCGGCGGAAACGGAGTCTCTGTCTGAACCTGATGCAGAAACTGGGCATAGATACATCCGACTGGGCACGAATCAATGACTTCTGCAGTAATCCCCGAATATCCGGCAAGGCGTTCAGACAGATTACGGTGGACGAACTGGAGGAGCTGGCGGTAAAGCTTCGGTCCATACAACGGAAAGGCGGCTTGAAGCCCAAGAAAGAAAAGCAAACGATTAACCCCGTGAGCGTGGTATCACTCATTCAGATTGACCCTGATGCTCCGGCAAACTGATTGGATATGGAAAATAGAAACACAAAGATTTTAGAGAATCTGAAAAAGGAAATCAATCTGCTTGCCTCTGATATGGAGAAGCAAGATGCAGCCGAGTTTTATAGTGAACTGGCTGACTGGGCATACGCCAACGGAGAGGCTATGCTGATGGAAGACGAACCTGAAATGCAGGATTATGAAAACCAATAACCCCAAAAAACAAGAATCATGG